AAAAGAAACTTTGGAATTGGAAAGGCCTCGATGCGGACGTAGAGTGGTCGGACCATCATTTGTCCAATGAACCCGTATGATCCGCCAAAGATTAGGCCAGAAAAAAATGTTGACAGGGACACATATGTCTATAATAAAGAAGGCACGGACTGGGCTTCGGCATTTTTTATAATTGTTTGGCTTTTGATATTCTTCTTTCATCGGCCACTGTTTAACTTTTTCTTTGAACTATTTAAAAGATCTTTGCATGATTGATTTAATTACACCAATTAATAATCTTGGCTACGGAGTGGCCGGATACAACATTCTAAAAAACCTACTACAATCCCACAGAACTACAGCGTTATACCCTGTAAGCAAACCAGAGTTTGTTGATGAATATGTATTGGCTGGGCTAAAAAACAGGGACGACAAGACCATAAAGCCGTGTGTAAAGATATGGCACCAGAATGATCTGTTTCAATTTGTAGGACATGGAGAGCATATTGGGTTTCCAATATTTGAACTTACAGAGTTTAGTGAAGAAGAAAAGCTAAGTCTCAGCCACTGTGATAAAATTTTTGTATGTTCAAAGTGGGCAAAAGAAATAATACTAGACCAGATGATCGGACACTTTTTTGACGACGGTCGTGTCCATGTGGTTCCCCTTGGTGTAGATACAGAATTATTCAAGCCCCATGTCGGCACACGTCCTCAGACGATATTCTTTAACTGCGGCAAGTGGGAAAAGCGTAAGGGTCATGATATTCTCCTTGAGTGCTTTAACAGGGCTTTTGAACTTGGAGACAATGTAGAACTTTGGATGATGTGTGAAAATCCGTTTATTGGGCAAGGAAATAACGACTGGGTAAACCTTTACAAGAGTTCAAAATTAGGCTCTAAAATAAGGATAATTCCAAGACAGCAAACACATAAAGATGTGTACAACATTATGAAGCAGGTTGACTGCGGAATCTTTCCAGCTAAAGCTGAAGGCTGGAACTTAGAGCTACTAGAGATGATGTCTTGCGGCAAGAATGTTATAGCTACCAACTACTCTGCTCATACTGAATTTTGCAACAAAGATAACTGTATGTTGGTAGAAATTGACAATCTCGAAAAGGCAGAAGACGGAGTTTTCTTCTCTGGTGAGTATGGAGAATGGGCTAGTATTTCAGAAGGCTCAAAAGACCAAATCATTGAGCATATGAGAAAGGCCCATAGTTTAAAGCAGACTTTTTCTGGTTCTATACCAAATCCAAAAGGTGTAGAAACAGCTAAGTCTTTTACATGGTCAAACTCAACCAAGGAGTTACTAAATGGACTCGAACTTCAAGACACCGAGGTCTATACTTAATCTTTATAAAGATGGTTTCGTAGGCTCTATCTGCGATGAGGAAGATACAAAAAGACTATTGGGCGAATTGCCTATGCCCGTATTTGGGGCCGCTGCGTATGACCTATACGGCTCTGGAGAAGGTAAGCTAAGTCTACCCTTTAAGTCATTATTAAAATTTGATCCCGGTTTTGGTCCGGCAGAAAAACAAACCACAGGCGACTGTGTCTCACATTCCACTAGAAATGCTATCGACATAACGAGAGCGGTGGAGATTGTGAATGGAGATAGAGAAGACTTTGTTACACGTAGTGCCACAGAGGGAATTTATCAATCTAGGGGACACAGGCAACAAGGAATGACATGCTCAGGTGCAGCTCGATATGTACATCAGTCTGGAGGTATCTTACTAAGAAAAGATTATGGTCAAGTAGACTTATCTAAATACAATTCTTCACTAGGTGCTAGTCATAAAATACCAACTCAAGTATATAAAAATGAAGCTCAAAAACATCAAGTCAAAACAATATCTAACATCAGAACGGTTGAAGAGGCTAGAGACGCCATTGCTAATGGCTATGCTATGTCTGTATGTTCTGGGTATGGGTTCAGTAGTCGTCGGGATGGTAATGGTATTGCCAAACGTTCTAGCGGTTGGAACCATGCTATGGCTTGGATCGCTTGCGACGATTCTCGCGAGACTCTAAACGAGACGCTATTCTTGGTTCAAAATAGCTGGGGAATATGGAACTCCGGACCCAAGAAACACGACCAACCAGAAGGTAGTTTTTGGATCAGAGAAAAAGATGCCAGAGGTATGCTATCTGGTGGCGGTGCTTGGGTTTTCAGCGATGTAGATGGATTCCCCGCCAGAAAAGTTGAATGGACAATAAACGAGGTATTCTAATGCAGCTCAAAGATAGAATAATAGTAGGGGTTGTGATAATAGCCGCCTTCTTTGGTTTCAAAATTTATCAGAATTATTCAAGAAAAGACTTGACAAATGTCGATGTAGAGTCTATAATGACTACAGCAGAACAAAGCTTTATTAAAGCCGAGTCTGTTGTTTTTAAAAGTGGCCCTATAGACCCTGACGACAAACCTATAGGACCAAATCCAGATCCTGACAAATGTATATGTAAGGGAACTGGGAAGATTGTGCAAGGTGATGGACATGTCTCCGACTGTCCTTACCACAAAAAAGGATCGACACAAAGTAAAACGAAATGCAAATGCGACACTTCCAAGACGTATTGCAACTGTGTATCAGCTTACGGTAAGTGTTCCTGTAATAACACTAGCACATCTAACACGAAAACAAGAGGTATGTTTCCCCTACTTAGGGGATTGTGACAATAATTTTTTGTTTGAACAGTTGTTCATTTTTCAAGGAGACTATAATGTCTAAATTTAAATCGTTACTTACTTCCCGACGTTTTTGGGTATCTGCTGTGGGTCTTGTATCTGTAGTGGCCGCAGAGACTATGGGAATTGAGCTTAATCAAGAACAGATTATTGGTGTAGTCACTATTGTTGTGGCATGGGTTATTGGTGATACTATGCGTGAAACCAAATAACAAGGAAAAAAAATGGAAACTCTATCGGACATCGGTCTAGCTCAGTGGATATTTATTGCGGTAGGTTTGGTAATTGCCTTACCTCCTGTGTTATCTTTCTTCAAGGGATATGTAAATCTTCCTAAGATTAAAGTTAACACAACAAATACAGGCAATGAACTAACTGATCTGGTTCGGAAGTGGGAGGCTCTCTCTGACGGCTGTAAGGCTTCGGGCTTACATAACGCATGTCAGACTCTTGATAGTGTGTTTCCCCTGCTCATCGAAGTCAGGGAAGACACTATTGAGGTAGAGCCAGACAATGAAAATCTTATTCCAAAAACTAACCTAGAGACGTTAAGATGAATTCTACTTTAAGAATTGTTATTGGGCTATCTTTGGTGTTCGTTGGTTTTTTCTGGAACGACATTCAGGAAAGGATTCCTGATTTTGTTTCTAATGAAGTTACCATAGACATAGAAGAACCCTCAGAAGATGTAAAATCGAAAACCAGTTTTTCTAACGTTGTAACAGACAGCAAAGACAGGTTAAACTTAACTTGCTTCAATAAGGTCTTTTCTGATAGATGTATTAACTACAAAGCTACAAATCAAGACATAAATGATGTCTATGTTTTAGCGGCTAAGAATTTCTTTGGAGACTCTCTGAACGGTAAATATGATGGCTATGGAGACAGTCTAACAAAGGCTATGAAGGATGTAATCGGCAGCGAAGTACATCAGCTTACAGAAGAAGAAAAGAAAAAGCTTAGTCAAACATTTCTTGGTTTGGCATGGCAGACAAGTAACTAAGAAGGAACAATATGGATATCATAAGAGTAAATCAGCAGACAGTAAAAGCGTCTATGGACAAGTGTGCTTTTGAAATCAACTGTATTCTGGGCAACCCAAAAGCAGAGAGATCGCTTGAAAAACTTGATAAAGTTACCGCAAGGTATTCAAGGCTTTCCTCACAGCTACAAATTTTGAAACAGCTTGAAGCACAGATAGAAGAGAATCCGTCACAAGATGAAAATTAAAGTCTCTGTAATGATACTAGAGATAGACGAAAACCAAGCTGTTCCTGACTTTAACGTCTTTTTGACAGAAGGTAACTCCATTCCTAGTAAATTTTTGACCACCAGAACCGTTGAACAAACGGTACAAGAAATTTATGATGAGTTCACCCATTTACAAATTGGTTACGCAAATCCAATACTCTCTGACTTTAGAGTGGCCGATTTAGAGGCGGAAGTTCTTTATATAGCAACCGTACCTAAAGGCATATCTGGAGTTAAGAAGGGTAGATTTGTACCACATTCTAGCCTAGAGCTAAAGAACTTTTATGAAAGGCATATAATTGAGCGACCAAGAAGCCTCCCACAGCAACCTTCCCCCCGATAAAAACGCACTTTTAGAAATATGGGTTGACAAAGAGGATACCCTAATGTATAATTG